TTGAGTGATGTCTGGGACTTAGGTGATTTAGTTCATTTTGTTTTAAAAACTTTAGAGCATAGAAAGTCTCCTGTTCATTATAAGTATGCTAACCATATGGGTTGGACTGATGTTAACCCTTGGGAGGTTACTATGATAGTTAGTGAAAAGACTATTGAGGTTAAAGAGATGACTGCTACTAAAGATGATTCTGTTAAACTTAAATGGGTATCTGGAGGGTTTGCTGGTCATTGTGTTAATCAGAGAGACCAACAATGGTTCATAGAATCTAATCCTAATGGTGCCAGAAAAAGAATCCGTAGAAGAAAAGATGGATACTGGTATGATAAGTATAACAACAGATTTGTATTATCATTTGAACCACATAAGTTTTACGACTATAACTTCTAGTAATTATTTTCATAATAATTCAAAGGGCTACTCTCTCTAAATTCTACTCCAATCAAGTAGCCCTTTTTTTTGAGAAGTATAATTTAGATAGGCAACTAATAAATAAAGGAAAAAATTAATTACCTATCTACTACTAAATATACTTTTGGATTAAGATTTAGTCTTTTTTTTGGTCAGTGTTTTACTTTTATTTTTATTGCGTAAGGTTTGCTTGGCTTTCTTTGCAATTTTAACTACTTCATTTTTACCCATAACTTTTGCTCTTTGCTCCATTACAGTTAAGATCTGGATCTTTCTTGCATATGGTTTAGAAATCTTTTTAACTTTCTTTACAGTTTCTCTGGCATCAGATGGAGTAGCAAATTTTATCCTTACAGTATCTTTAGGATTCTCATCTGTATATAATCTTCTTGAAGATCCTTTAGGCTTTTTACCTGTACCAACTTTAGGATCTTTTCTTTTTCTTTTTGTAATTTTATTTGCCATAATATTTTAAGCCGAAGTAATAACTAAACACAACACATAGTAATTTATCCCCAAATTATTATAACAATTGTTATTAATGGTTTTAAAAAAATACTTCGGCTAGAAATAATTATCTTACTTCAATAAATAAAAATAAAGTGTTAATTAAGTTATTAATCAAATAATTCTGCACATATAAATTAAAAGTGTTGATTTTCATAAGTTATTTTTTATTTTAATTAGGAATTGCAACATTTATGCGAGGATAAAGTGTCGGAAGAAAATACAGAAAATAAAAAAAAGAGAGGACGACCACCAAAGCCACCAGAACCAAAGATTCAAGTGCAAAGACCAATTAAAAATGGACCACGCAATAAATTCAATGGATCGTTTAAATCTGTAGAACCATTAGGCACAGAAAAAGTTTTTAGGAAGAAAAGATATAAGTGGAATCATCAAGCATTAATAAACTGGATTATGGGACAAGCAGATCCTGCAGGCTTTCTTGGTGCTGTTATGTCTGGCAAGGAAATATTTCCTGTATACAAGCAGGATGGTGAAGGAAAAGTAGAACATGTAGGCAAAGTATCAGCTGACCCAGAACTAAGAGTCATGGCAGCAAAAACTCTGTTAGGTAAATGTGTTCCTGATTTAAAAGCTGTAGAAGTTAATTCAACAGTTGAGCAAAAGAAAGTAATTGACATAACAAGGATATCAAACGATGACCTCAACACCATTGAACGAGTTCTTGAGCACTCTGTCATTGAATCAAGTGAAGGCAGAGAAGAGCAAGAGGAGTCTGAAGGAGTTTATCAAAAACTCGTGGAACACGATTGAACCATCAAGACAGTTTCATGACAACTGGCACATTGATGCTATATGTGAGCACCTACAAGCAGTAGTACAAGGCGACATTAGGCGATTAATTATTAACATCCCACCAAGACACATGAAGTCAATTACAGCATCGGTGGCACTACCAGCTTGGTGCTGGACAACAAAACCTAATAAAAGATTCTTGTTTGCTAGTTATGCCAACTCTTTATCAATAAGAGATTCTGTAAAATGCAGAAGGCTAATCGATAGTGATTGGTACCAACAGTTGTTTGGTGATGTGTTTGACTTAACTACTGACCAGAACCAAAAGCAAAGGTTTGAGAACAACAAGACAGGGATGCGCATAGCTACGTCAGTTGATGGAGCATTGACTGGTGAAGGTGGTGACATCATAGTTATAGATGACCCACACAATGTCAGAGAAGCAGAATCTACAACAGTACGAGAAGGTGTTCTTGATTGGTGGGACCAAGCCATGCAGACCAGACTCAATGACCCCAAGACAGGTGCATTCATTATCATCATGCAACGAGTACATGACAATGACCTAACTGGTCATATACTTAGCAACGACTATGACTGGGACCACTTATGCCTACCAGCCAGACATGAAGCAAACCACCCATACCCATCCACCTCTACCATAGGCTTCAAAGACCCACGCACTGAGGAGGGAGAACTACTTTGGCCAAACAGGATAGACGAGTCCACACTAGACAAGCTTGAGCAATCACTAGGCATGTATGCTGCTTCTGGTCAATTACAACAACGACCATCACCCAAAGGTGGCTCAATATTAAAACAAGTATGGTGGCGAGAGTGGGAAGATCCTAACCACCTACCTCCTGTAGAGTATGTAATACAATCATGGGACACTGCCTACTCAACAAAAGAAAAGTCAAGTTACTCTGCCAGAACTACTTGGGGTGTTTTTAAATATGAAGGTTGTTGGAATGCTATAGCCCTTGACTGTTGGTATGATAGAGTAAGCTATCCTGACCTCCGCAGAGAAGCACAAGAAGCATATGACGACTATGAACCAGACGTTGTACTGATTGAAAAGAAAGCTAGTGGTCAATCACTAATACAAGACCTCCGCATGAGTGGTGTACCTGTGTTACCCTACATGCCAGACCGAGACAAAGAAGCACGTGCCCATGCAGCATCCGCACTTTTAGAAGATGGTAGAATATGGTATCCTGCAAAAAAGAAGTGGGCAAAAGATCTGATTGAAATATGTTCTTCCTTTCCAACAGGAGAAAATGACGATATAGTAGATACATGTACACAAGCATGGCTCAGGCTACGCAAGTCTTGGTTCTTGACTCACTCTGAAGACTGGGAAGATGAAGACCAAGAAATTATAGATAGGAAACCATTATATGGCTGAAGATAAAAATGTAATACCCTTTGCCGAAGGTGCTCCTCCTGACGACCTACAAGTAGAGGAAACTGAAGATGGCAATGTTCTCATAGGTGAAGCAGAAGAGACCACAGAACCAAAAACAGATTTTTACAGTAACCTAGCAGAACAAATCGACGAAAGAGAATTATTAGTACACTCCTCAGAGTTGCTAGACTACTACCAAACAGACCGAGAAGCAAGATCCAACTGGGAAGAACGATACAAAGAAGGCTTAAAAACCCTTGACCCAGACGGAGGTCTCCAAGAAGACGACTCAGAAAGAGCAGCAAGAGGATTAAGCCAAGTTGTACATCCTATGATAGCTGAAGCTGCAACACAATTTCAATCTAGGGCTATAGCCGAACTGTTCCCTGCTGCTGGTCCAGTAAAGACTGTAACAGTAGGCGAGTCAGACGAAGCAGTCAAAGAACAAGCCACTAGAGTTAAAGATTATATGAATTACCAACTTTTAGAAGAGATGCCTGAGTATTTCCCTGACATCGACCAGATGTTGTTCCATTTACCACTCATCGGGCAAACTTTTAAAAAAGTATGGTACGACCCATCCATGGGCAGAGTGACAAGTCGCTTTGTTAAAGCAGAAGACTTCGTGGTTGCTGCAGAGAGTACTGACCTTCTCACTTCTCCTAGATATACGCATGTTATTCAGTTACCTCGTAACGAATACAATAGGTTTGTACAAGCTGGGTATTATCTGCCTGTGGATACATATTCTGGTGATGGTGGGGATAGTTATGATGAAACTATATACGAGGTCGAAGGTGTAAGCCCAGAAGGTTCTGAAAGTGTAGATGAGCAGATGACCTTATTAGAAATGCACACTTATAGAATATTAGATGGTATTGATGGAGCTGATGCTGAGGACGAGAACTTTGTTGCTTTACCTTATGTGATAACTATTGATTCAGGTTCACAACGCATTGTCTCTATAAGACGTAACTGGGACGAACAAGACGAAGATAAAAAGAAACGTAACTGGTTTGTAGAATATAAGTTCTTACCAGGATTAGGATTTTATGGCTTTGGACTTTACCACTTGATTGGTGGGTTGGGTCGTGCTGCTACTGGTTCACTAAGAGCATTACTAGACTCTGCTGCATTTTCAAATATGCAAGGTGGCTTTAAATTAAAAGGTAGAGTTCCAGGAGGAGATATGCAAATCAATCCTGGAGAGTTTGTTGATTTAGATGCTGCGGTTGATGATGTGAATAAGGCTATATTGCCTTTACCTTTTAAAGAGCCTAGTGGTACATTATTTAATTTATTAGGTTTTATTGTTGATGCTGGTAGAAGATATGCAGCAGTAGCAGATTTAAATGTAGGTGATGCTAATCCTAATGCACCTGTGGGCACAACTATAGCAATGTTGGAACAAGGTTCTAAAATCTTCTCAGCTATTCATAAAAGATTACACTACGCACAAGGTCAAGAGTTTAAAATGATAGCTAAGTTAAACTCTGAGACGTTGCCTGAGGTTTTTAAGTTTGCTGCTAGTGGTGCGAGCAAGATGATTAATGCTGCGGACTTTGATGATAGAATAGATATTATCCCAGTTAGCGATCCTAGTATTTTTAGTTCTACTCAACGTATCGCACAAGCCCAAGCTATATTGCAACTTGCTCAATCAGCACCTCAACTTCACGATGTATATGAAGCTTATAAAAGAATGTATGAAGCTATACGAGTACCCAACATTGATGAGATATTAAAAAAGCCTGAGCAGGCTCCAAAGCTTGACCCAGTAGATGAGAATATTGCAGTCATGTTAGGTAAACCTATAAAAGCCTTCATAGACCAAGACCATGAAGCACACATTGCTGTACATATGCAGTTTTTATCAGATCCATCTTTAGCTGGTAATAAGTTAGCACAAAAGACTATTGGTCCTGTATTGATTGCCCATATTGCTGAACACATGGCTCTACTTTATAGAGTCAGGATGCAAAAAGCTATGGGTGTAGAATTACCACCACTACCAGATATCAGAGATCCTAAGTTTAAGTTTGAAGATGTGTCGCCACAGATGGACAATATGATTGCTGAAAGAGCAGCACAAGTCATACAACAAGCTCCAAAGATGAAGCCGATTCCAGGAGTAGATAAACTAGGTGGAGGAGACCCAATGAATTATGCTCAACAACTCGCTCAAATTGAAGCCGAAGCAGTTAAGGCAAGGACTCAAGCCGAAATCCAAGCTGACCAAGCAAAGGCAAAATCAGATATCCAGATTGACCAAGCTAAAGCACAAGTCGATATTCAAAAGTCTATGCAAAAGCTAAAAGCTGAACTTGAAGGTAAAATGGCTAAACTTCAAGCTGAAATACAAATAGCCAGAGAAAAAGAAATTATAAAAGCTAACAAGGAGATTTAAATGGACCAAGACCAAAAAAATTTTATGGATCGTTACATGGCAGCATTTAGCAGATTAGCAGATGCTCAAGCCAAAGGTGAAGATGTTAATAAAGTTTTTGCTGAAATGAAAGGTAGTGTATCTGGACCACCAACAGAGCAAACAGACTTTATGAACAAAATGAATGACCCAGGACCATCAGCAGACTTTACTACAGCACCACGTGTAATACCTGAGGGTATTGACCCATCGCTGTTTAATGAAATACCAACAGACAAAGGTGCACTAGGAGGGATGTCTGATAAAAACTTAGCTATAATGCAAGGCACACCACCTAATACTATATTCCCAATAGAGGAAAGAGTCAGCCCTATGGGTAGTATGATAAATAATGTAGACGATTTTTTAAGTAACTTAGGTAGAAAGGTAGGA